GGGGGTTATAGCTAACGCTTGGAGAGAAATCTCTTTCAATCATTAACTATGGGCAAAGCCCGGGATGTACCATGACATACGAGACGGTTAGGTTGGACGGCTATGGGCCAGATCACAAGTTTACTACGTGGTCTGGAGAAAAGACAATTGCTGAGAACCAGCTGCTTTATCAGCGCTGGGACACAAGCTTGTCTACCGAGAGTCGAACGAAACCAACGTATCTGATGTCAATTCTTGGTATGACCAGTCGGTCTACGCAATGGCGATCCCGCATCGTTCCTCTTGTCACTAAGACAGTTGAACGAGGTGGGTACCAATATTCGAGGGTTTTCAAGTCAGCATTTTCTGCTGGCGTCGAAGACCTTTCCCCATGGATCACAAAACATCGGTTAAACATTGCCGACGAGAAGAAACTTCTCGCCGAATTTGTTGCTGAGGCTCACAAAACTGCCGAAGGATTCGAGCAGATTGGTAAGTCGATGGCCTCTATCGTCACCTCGGTTCGCCGTGGTGACGTTGTAGGCGCTGTTTGTGGTGTGGCCGGTACTAGACTCGCTTTAGAGTATGGTATCAAGCCGCTAATTGGTGACCTCCAAAACCTAGTTGACGCGGGTTTAAATCCGCCTCACTTAAGCTGGAGGGCTGTCTCTACTTACGTAAAAGACAGATCCCCGATCTCTTTCGGTAGTACCTCCTATGGAGACACGTACTATTATGAGGGTTCGCGCAGCACATCGCGCAAAATCACCACCGGGGTAAAATTACAGTCTAGATCCTCCCAATTGGATTGGGGGAATCCTGCTCAATGGGCGTGGGCTAATATCCCATTCTCGTTTCTAATTGATTATGCCATCGACGTCGGCGGGTATCTACAAGCCCGCACTGCCCTAGATGGACTGATCGTTGGTCCTACTGTAATTACAACGAAGCGTTCTGTCAAAGGGAAAGTTTCCTTTAGCACTACCAATACGCACACTTATCGAACTGTCTCGGCTACGCCTGGATATTTCGAGCAAGTGTCAATTGGACGTAGTGTTGGGTCTATCCCGATGCCACCATTGCCGGAGTTTGATATTAAAGCTTCGGTAGGGCGGATTAAGAACACATTAAATCTGCTCGCAACACTTCGTTGCTCTGGGCGTAAGAATAAGCCCAGAGATAATCCTGATTTGTTCTTCAGGGGCAGCTAGTCTGCATTCGTGGCCGCTTTATTGCGGCTTAAACCTGTTGCTATAGAAATAAATCTATAGTAGCTTCAATAATATGAGAAATTCTTCTCAACCATTGCGTGCTTAGCACAGGAGGCTTTATGCCTAATACAACTACTCTGACCCTGAATGACGGGACCTCAGACAAAACCTACAACAAGACATTGTCTATTGCGGGATCAGCTACTTTTGTAGACACATCTGCGTCAACTACTGCTGGTCAACAGCTTGTAGTGACATCTTATAGTCCGCGCAGTACAAATCGCGCGACTACTAAACTCGGATGGAAGATGTCTCTTCCATACGAACAGGTGCTAACATCAGGCGACATCGTCGTTGACGACATAGCCATTGCTGAGCTTAAGATCACCATACCGGATTCCATTCCGGCTTCTGAACGTGCTCGCGTTGCGGCCTTGGTTCAATCCATGGTGGCGGATGCTTCATTCGTCACTTCCGTGACGGGCCCTGAAAGCTACTTTTAATCGTAGTGTTTCCTGAGCTTGAGCAGCTTCCTCTCTTGGAAGCTATCGTTGTTGTAGTAAGGTTTATTCAAGCCTTATTCTACAGTTTATTCTAGTCCTTGGGCTAGTTTACAGATGTATAGGTGAACTATTATGAGTTATCAAAATAGACGAGCGGCGTTAGCTGCCTGTGGCAAACCCATGACGGGCGTGCTATTATCGGTGTTGCAGATGTGCGAGGAAATCAATACTCCTCGCTCACTTTGTGTCTCACTCCTTATTTTGGGGGGTGAATGGGATCAATTGGTTTCACTCGACATCGATCCATCAGTTTATGAAGACCATTCGGTTTTCGCTGATGATTACTTAGTGACAAAAATCCTAAGTAAGTGTCCAGAGTTACCAACATCATTTGATCGTAAAGCAGTTGCCGTAGCAAGCTTCTTTGAGGCTGAAAGTCTATGTTTGGAAACAAACAGACAGCTTTTTTCATCTAACGATGGAGCTATTAATCTTGTTGCACATCAAATCCAACGTATTGTTGGCCCACTTGACGTTCGTGATCTTCGTGAAATCGAGGAGAACTTTCGACATGGACCCGGAGCTGCTGTAGGGTTGAAGGGTTCTGGTTCGTCTAGATCAGACAAATTTAGAACAAATCAGCCGACGTGTACCCACAAGATGATCCCGTTTATTAAGGCGATCGTCCCAGAAACTTGGGCGACTTGTCATAGATATTATGAGGTTGTCGAGGGTAACACATTCACTACAGTTCCCAAAAACGCTAAAACTGACAGAGGGATTTGCATCGAACCACTATTGAACTTATACGTTCAACTTGGTATAGGTGCTGTCCTCAAACAGAAATTAAAGCGTGCTGGAAACGACGTTTCAGATCCGGAGCGGAATCGGGCCCTCGTGGCTCGTGCTCAGAAGGATGGTTTAGCTACCATAGATTTATCTATGGCGAGTGATACTGTTTCTTTTTCTTGTATTTATCGGCTCCTTCCACCTAGGTGGTTTGAGTTATTGGATATGACACGGTCTGAAAACACGGTACTACCAGATGGCACCGTTGTCCATAATGAGAAATTTTCCTCAATGGGCAATGGTTATACATTCGAGCTTGAAAGCCTGGTCTTTCTAGGCATTGTTCGCTCTTGTGTGCCTCAACGGTACCATCATCAGTGTAGTGTATTTGGAGATGATATTATATGTCCCCAACAATATGCTACAGATGTGGTCGCGAGGCTTGAAGCTTTTGGCTTCAAGCCGAACTGGTCGAAATCCTACCTGGCAGGTAGGTTCTTCGAATCCTGTGGGAGGGACTATTTTGATGGAGTCCCTGTTAGGCCCCCCCATATAGGGGGAGCGAAAAGTGAGGCCGTCCAAGCGCCTATGGCGCTTGGTGTGGCTAATAGGCTTCGCCACTACGCATTTATGCGCGGTGATAACCTATGTTGTGACTCACGATTCCGATCTTCGTGGCAAATCCTTGTCTCACACCTCCCCAACGATATTAGGAACTTGACTGTTCCAATCGGTGCGGGTGATGTTGGGCTCGAAGTTGACATTTCAGAGATTGCTAATCCCCAGTATTCTCAGGATGGTTGGGAGCGTGTTGTGAAAGTCCGGTGCCTTCGGGCACAGGCTGTAACCAACACGCATAACGATTACCCTGCGTTACTGAATGCTCTCTGTAGTAGGTCGCAATTTTCAAAAGGGGTCGAACCCCTGCGCGGCCTTTTTAGGAGAGTTAGGATCCGAAAGCAGTGGCTTAGCTACTGTGTCGGTTATACCTGGGGGTGACCCCAGACGGAGAGGTTTCCCTCTCCATTCTTCCCGCCATGTGACG